TAATAATGTAATTAAATTTCAAAAAAACGTCAGAACTCATATATAATATATGTATAAAGTCTTTAAATAAGTATTTAGGTTACAACGTATATTAAGTTATAATTTGCGAATTTTGCGATTTTTTGCTACAGTATTGAAATTGCCAAAAACACTTGGACGACGTTTTATTGGAAAGGTCACGGGTACAAAGGAGATCACATCTCAAAATACTGAAAAGAAAGGTGGACAATTGATTACAACTATTGTAAACGTCAAGGAAACATTTAATAACATGAGTAGGGCCGCCAAACTTGGTATTGGTCTTTATTCAGGAGGTATTGTGACGTACAATTTGGGTTCTTCATATAATGCTGGTGTAAGTGCGCTTCGAAAATATCGTTCCAGACATGGGGAGGATTTTAATGAAGATAATGCATGGAATGCTGTTTACAAGGCATCACGTGAGGAAAGTATTAGTACGGCTTTTTGTAGCCTGTTCTGGCCTTTCTCAATTGCCTCCAAGATGGTACCGTCACTTGTTATGGTAATGAACCATGATTCCTCGTCACAGGATTAAAAAATGATTTTTTTTTATTATAATTTTTGTTTCTTTAGGTATAATTATGAGTATAGATAATGTATTTATTACAAAATGTGTTGACGCATATCTTAATGTTATTTTGACATGACCAAAGATGAAATCAAAGATTTTTATGAAAAGATAGAAAACATTGAAAGTAACGATCATGAAACTAGTTGGACATCACTGACCGTGAAGAGTTTGATTCTGCGGAAAAGTTCTTAGTGGCACATGTTGTTTAGGATTTTACTTCAGTGTTATTAAAAACAAGGATGATATTGAGGAACTTATTGAAGATATTTATGAAGAAGAAATAGGAAACCTATTCCGAAAAAAAATTGATCAAAAAATTATAAAACATTCAATCATTCTTTATTAAACATGTCTTATCATGAAACTGAGATTAAACGTGATTTCGCTAGGAAGATTTTTTCTGGAACATACATCGCGTATTATGTACTAAGATGTTTGATTCACATTGGTTTTCCAGTGATGTTTTTCGCAATTTCGCCTTTCAATAATTTTATTGAAAATACGACGGATTTCTTTGAGAACTCGACGAATGATACTGTTTCTTACGACAGGATGTTTTATATGTACATTCTATTTATGAATGTATTTGTTGGAGTCGTAGAGATTTTCAATATTTTTATTAGTGGTGTAAATTCAAGCAAAACAAAGGCAATTTTGGCGAGTGGATCTTGTGTTTACTCTCTTCTCGTTGCCTTTTTCTACTTGATTTTGTACTATTCAATGTTGAATTATGATGAAAATGATATCCAGTTTTTCCAATTTGTTGGATTTTCTGAGATTGTTACTGTTATTTTTTGGATTTTCTTGATTGGAATGTTCATTGGTGAGGTACTTCTCAATCGTTCTCTGTACATTTACAGGGAAGCTAAGGGAACACTCATTGATGCTTTGCAAGATGAAATTTAATGGTATATATTTTCTTTGAATTTAATAATTATAAATTTTTAAATTATAAAAAAATTCTAGTAACGAGTATAACATGGACGGTTACGGCTTCGGTGTTTGGTTAGTTCCAACACAACACGTTTTTCACCCTGATACCACTCATATTCCTCACATAACAGTTATGTGTAATATGGAGAACTCTGACGATGCAAAAAAATTAAAGAAAATAATTTCAGAAAAATTAGGAAATATATTTGTCATTTACCTCAATGGAAAATGCGAACAATTCGGTGTCTCTTACGCGTCAAATGACCCTTTGATGGCGACTGGATATTTTTGCGAATCTGAAGAGTGGCAATCCCTAAAAGAGATTGTTGAAGAAAGTGGTTTAAAAGGGTCTTTTTCCGAACGTCCACATTTATCTTATTGTTATGCTAAAAATTCAAAAGATTTAAAAATCAAACATACCTTGAGTCGTCCATTGGTATGTAAATTGGAGAAAGTGGATATAAGGGGATTGGAAACTGAACGTTGGAAAGTTTTATAAAAGAAGTTTCATATTTTTAGATCTTACTCTCCGAACTAGTTATAATTTGATTGTTAATTAACAATTTCCGCGAGTTTGGATGTTAGATCGTTGTGCTTCTTCTGAAGAGTCTCGTACTTTTGAAGAAGTTCATCATACTCTTTCGAAAAAAGATTTGTTACCTGTTTTTCCAAGCTATTCCTTGAAAGATAATTCAAAATGAACTCGACATCTTTTTCAAGTGGAAACGTAGGAAAATGATATCTTCCAGAAACATCATGTATTTCAAAATGGTTATCCACATGAAAATGGTTTCTTCCTGTATCGAAATATCCAAAATTATTAATCTTATTTTCATAAGAAAGTTTTGAAGGTGTATACAACGAAACAGGAATATCAATGTTAATAATCTTTTGATACATTTTTTTTGCTTGTTTCAATGTTTCCGAAGTGTAACTATTGAAAACAATAATTACGCCATCGTAATCACTCAAATCTTCAAAATCTTTCAGGGAATAAAACAATACTCCATTTTTTCGTGCAACAAAATTGGTATTTTCTTGGAAATTACAATTTCTTTCCAACATACCACCAATATTTCTGAAAATATCATAAATATTGAATTGTTTGAAAAATCCATCACAAAAATCAAAAACGGCAATCTTAACGTTCTTTTCAGTCATAATGAATTAATACCAATTTTATCCCTCAAATTATTTTTTTCAATTTTAAAGGGAGATTGCATCTCCCTTTTAAACCCTACGCTCACGCCCTAAAGGGGCGTGGTACAAATTGGTTATTGATTAGTTATTGATTGGTTACCAATTTATACCGCGAAGGCGGAGAAGGGGGTAGCGGGGGATGAATGCCCCCGCGAAGGCGGAGAAGGGGGGTAGCGGGGGATGAATGCCCCCGCGGCTTAAAAAATTGGTTATATTATAAATGAGTATGTCGATCAACATAGATACAAATGTAAATTCGTGGATTCTCAGTATTCCTGAGGATAGACGAGACGAAATTGCAAATAATTATCTCAAACTAGGTTATTTGACAAGTACTCTTTGTCAGACATCTATTAATCCAGATAGTAGTTTGTTAAAAAATATAAACAATCAAATAAGTAGTTCGCTTCAAACGATAGATTCTTCTTTAAAAACAATGGAGAATAATAATGTGAATAAGATGAGTGTTATTGAGGCAAAAATCAGTGAGAATTTGGAGAGGGTTAAAGGCTCAATTGAGAAACTCACTGAATCTAATAATAAATCCGTATTGAAGGGAAATATGGGTGAAAATTTCGTGGCAAGTGTTATTAAAGGTAATTTTCCAGATTATACGTTGTTGGATATGTCGAAGGTTGCAGAGGCTTCTGATTATCATTTGGTGCTTCCATCTGGGGATATTTTTATGATAGAGGTGAAGAATTATTCGAATGTTATTCCGACGAAGGAGATTGTCAAGTTTAAGAGAGATATGATTAAAAATGGATCAAAGATTGGTATCTTCATTTCTTTGAACACGGGGATTACAGGGAAAAAGAGGTTCGATATTGAGACGCTTAATCATAAACAGAAGATTCTTTATATTCCTAATAGTGGTTTGGAAGGTAGTGCAATTGTTTGGAGTGTTTTGTTGGGGCGTGAATTGGTGAATAGTCAGTTGGATGCGTTGTCAATTAATCAGGAGAAGATTATTGATATTTATGAGAGTTTCAAGTTTGTTTATAACAAGTTTTGTAAGATTAAATATTCAATTAAGGACAGTAAGGATGTAATTGAGAAGCAATTGGGTAAATTGATGCATGAGGCGTTGGAATTGGATATTTCGATTTATGAGACTTTTAAGAATGTGTCGACAATAATTAATAATGAGTTACATTTCACTAATACGTTGTTGATGAGTGCTGAGTATGGTGAGTGTGAGATTATTGTAGAGGAGATGTTGAAGAATAAGGATAAGAGAGCGACTATTCATAAGGAGATTTTGGGATTTTGTATGGATCATCATTTGGCAGTTAAGTATCCACCTGATAATAAGTTACAGTGGATTATTTTTGATGATGAAGGTAAGGAGTTTATAAAGTTCAAACTTACTAAGACAAAAGTTGATCTTTTGTTGGAAGATGGAAATATAACTATAAGTGGTAACAAAAAAGGTTTACAATACATTAAAAACAATTTAGTCTAAACACCCCACCTTGGAGTCCTAAAGATGTAACGCTTCTGGATTGCGTAAACACAACGCTTACCACTTGTTACTCTAACATAAGTCCATGCCCAAAACTTGGGTCACTTGTTGCGTATACCTGATATCCCCTACAAGATGTAAAAAGATACCGACCCAACTTCAAACTACTCATCTTCTTATCATATTCCATGTCTATTATTTACAAATGATAAATTTGTAAATAATATGTTCAATTTTTTGATGAAATCATAAAATTTGTCGCTTTGCTGACAATTTTTTTATAATACAGAACATGTTTAATGTTATTTGTGACGCCTTAACCACTCGACCACCTTTAATTAAAAAGGACGGGAATCGAACCCGTGCATTCAAAAAATATCATATTTCCTCATTGACAATGTATTGCTGATTGTGTTCTAATCAATTATATAGATCAAAAATCCTTATAAAAAAAAATCATTTTTTTTTTTGATCTAATAACCAACCAACTTCTTACCAAGTGGAGTCAATTTCGGCTTATCAATAATATTAATATTTGGAACAGGACGTCCATACGTTCTCGGGTATTTAGCGAAAAGCTTAGGTTTACATGGATAATGACTAGTAGTACGCATGTTTTCAAATGCTTCCTTTTTCTTCTTCAAATTAGCATTACTGATCAATTTCCTAGGTTGGTAACAAAGATAAATAACAGATCTCAAATCACTATTTTCCCTTGTTTTACAAGGACTTACACCACAATGAATGGTGCGGCTGTCCCAGAAAACCATGCTTCCTTTTGGGCATCTAATCCTTTTATATTCACACCCCTTTTCCGAATAGAATTTCTCCTCTTCTTTATTCAATTTATACCAATCGTGTTTACTAGTAACGCCGAAGGTTTCGGCAAACTCTTCATGATATTTATTACTTCCTTCCATGAAACCCAAAGTGGCATCACCTTTAGCAACATCCAATCCAGTAACCCATGATTGAATACATTCAAATTCTGGACGCATAAAACTCTGGTCGGTATGATACCAAGTTCCACACCAACCCTTTTTAGTTTCCTCTGGTGGAAGTCCGAAACTGAATCCATCAAAAGATACCAATAACTCCTCAGGTGTACATCCCCAAATTTCTGCAAAAATCTTCACAATTTTCGGATTTTGTCGGAGATCCCATGAGACTTGAGCCTGTCCGCAATTGAAATGCTGAAAAAGCATACCATGAAGGGGAAACAAATCATAAACACCCCTCCACGTATCCTTATTGTTCCTATCAACGGGTGTATCCCAATTCTTGGAAATATGCTAAAAATACTTCCACATTCCATCCACTATCTTTTCACATTCATCTTCATTTAGAACGTTTGGAACAACCACAACACCGTATTTTTCAACAGTCTCCTTAATAGATTTACCATCACAAGCAGTTACATATTTTTCATATTCGTATTCGTCCATGGTAATAATTAATAGTTATTACATTTTTAAATTATTTTCATTTTCAATTTCACTTTTTTTTTTTTCTAAAAAAAATTGAGCAAAAAAAATCCATTGTTTATTCGATTTACAGCTTAAATATGGGTGATGCTGAAACTGATCATGTTGTTATTGAGATGAAAACAATTCCTTACAAAAAAGAGGTTCATGTAAATCACGTAGCGAACAATCGCGTTGTGCCTTATATGGTGACTACTGACAATCGTTACGCTTGTTGCGAAAGTCGAAGGGAATTCTGCGTTTTGATACTGACGCTTGTAATTATTTTTTTTGTTTGCTTGATTTTGGGTTTGCCTTTGATGGTTCAAAATTTGGAGAAATTTACAAATTATTCTTTGTAAATAAAAACAAAAAATTTATAAAAAACGAAATATATAAAAAGAAATCATTTTTTTTTATCTATAAAATAAGTATAAATGTCTAATCACGATTATGAAAAACATGAAAAGTATATCGATAAAGATACTGATATCTTTTTGATTCACGGAATAGGTTCAAATACATTGAGTTTTTTACCATTAAAGATGTATTTGAAGCAGTACGGTTTCAAGAATGTTCATTCCATTGGATATCCAGTTAATAATTCAGAGTTTGAGGAATCATTGAAATATGTTAATGATAAAATAGTTGAAATACTTGACAATGACAATGACAATGACAATGACAATTACATTGGCAGCAATGACAATGACAATGACAACAAAGAAAAAGAAATAGTTGTCATTGGTCAATCTTTTGGAGGTAATATCTCCAACAATCTTCATAAAATGGGTAGAAATGTTATCAAATCCATTTGTATTTGCTCTCCACTTCATGGTGCAAAAATTGTGGGAATGCTTGAAAGCAAAATCCCAAAATTCGTCAGCAATCTCCTCAGGAACAAACCACTTGAATATCTGAAAGATAAAGATGATGATGAAAAACCACCTCACGATTTCCACACAATCAGTTTCGGATGGTTTACCTCTGATTTCGACGGATGTGTCTACAAAGAAGAAACAATGCTCGACCCAGACAAACACACACATATCACTTGGTGTGATCACCGAACAGGATTCCTAGATCCACGCTTATTCAAAGAAGTATTCAAAGTACTCACCTGCAAAACATTCATCAAAAAACTAAAAAAGAAAACAGGAAAATACTCAGATCTCTAATAAACCAACAAGCAAAATTTATTTATTCAAATAAAATAAATAAATTTATCATCATATACATATCAAGCAAATCTTTTATTATAAAGAAATCTCTTTTTAGCACGACCTCTTCCAAGTCTCTGCTTATTTGACTTTGGTTCAACTTTCGGTGTTGAACTCTTAACCTTTCCTGCTCTACTTAAACTTCCATGCTGTTTACCCATCTCTTCTTTATATATAAAGAATTTTCTTTAAGTTATTTTACAAATATTTAATTTTTGAGATAGATTTGTTTAGTCTTATATCTGTTTTATCTGCTTGTTTACTTATTGACTTGAGATTATCGATTTGGTTTTCGACTTTCCCGTTAATTCTGTGTGAAATTTGATGGATTTGGTCTAACATATCAATAATAATATCTATTTTTTCTGGTTTTTTATTCTCTTTTTCTTTCGAAGGTTCCATATATGCTTTCCATTGGATATATGCTTCTGAGTTTGGTAAATGGATTGTGTCTCCAAAATTGGCGTCATCTTCGATAATTTCGAACGCATTATTTTTGTTACAAATGACACCATTATAATCCCTTTCTCCTTTTTTAACCTCATTTATCTTTGCTCCATTCAAGTCGAGGGTTCCCGCAACAGTTGGATCGGATTTTCTATATTTATATCTAATCACATTACCAACAACATCAAGAATAAAGTAACGCCTATTCCAAATATTAAGTTTTCTTCCCCTTTTGTAAACATATCCCTCGAAAAATTCCGTCTTCAATTCATTTTGCCCCGCCACACTTCTCACTTTCAAAGGCTTAATAAATGGGCTTTTCATATCCGTTATAATTCTTTCCGAAAAATCCAACTTCTTATTCATATTATTAAAACCCTTATTAATATTGTATATAGTTTCACCCTGTAAATCAAGAGTAGCACAAGCATCTTGACCCCTTTCGATTGTTTCATTTAGATTCTGGATCGCACAATCTAAATAAGATTCATTCTTATTCTTAGACTTAAACATATTATATATATAAAACTTATTTTTTATACCATTATTACAAACCCAACAAGTTCTTCAAATAATTCAAAATATCCAACAAACGATTATACAAATCTAACAAATGATCATCTTGACCATCTTGACCAGTTGTCAAGGGAAAACCAGTTGTCAAGGGAAAACCAGTTGTCAAGGGAAAACCAGTTGTCCCCCTTAACCCAGTTGTATCCAAATCAGTTGTTGTTGTATCCAAATCAGTTGTTGTTGTATCCAAATCAGTTGTTGTTGTATCCAAATCAGTTGTTGTTGTATCCAAATCAGTTGTTGTTGTATCCAAATCAGTTGTTGTTGTATCCAATTCAGTAGTTGTAGTGTCCAAATCAGTTGTTGTTGTATCTAATTCAGTAGTTGTTGTATCCAAATCAGTTGTTGTTGTATCCAAATCAGTTGTTGTTGTATCTAATTCAGTAGTTGTTGTATCCAAATCAGTAGTTGTTGTATCTAATTCAGTTGTTGTTCTATCCAATTCAGTAGTTGTAGTGTCCAAATCAGTTGTTGTTGTATCCAATTCAGTAGTTGTAGTGTCCAAATCAGTTGTAGTTGTATCCAATTCAGTAGTTGTAGTGTCCAAATCAGTTGTAGTTGTATCTAATTCAGTAGTTGTTGTATCTAATTCAGTAGTTGTTGTATCTAATTCAGTAGTTGTTGTTGTGTATGATTCTGATGTTGTACATGTTGTTCCTATATCAACACAATCACCTTCATCAAAATTAAATTTCTCACAATAAAAATCAAATTGCCAGCACCCATTATCACAAACGGAATCTCCAATCCATGATTCGAATCCAACACAAGAATTTCCCATACAATCAACACAAGATTCAACATTTGTTGTAAATGGAAAATGTGTTGTCAGATAAACCCCAGTTGTTTGTGGAACCAACGTTGATTCATCTGGTAAACCTCTTGAATTTCTAGTATTAGTACCTATTGAAATTTCACTACTACTAGTTGTAGAGTCGCCACTAGTTGTAGCGCCGTCACTAGTTGTAGAGTCGCCACTAGTTGTAGAGTCGCCACTAGTTGTAGCGCCGTCACTAGTTGTAGAGTCGCCACTAGTTGTAGCGCCGTCACTAGTTGTAGAGTCGCCACTAGTTGTAGCGCCGTCACTAGTTGTAGAGTCGCCACTAGTTGTAACACTGGTCATAGTTGTTAATGTTTTGCCCGTTGTTAAATCACATGTACATGAGCAATCTAAGTTCGCGTCACAAACACATGTACATCCGTTTAAATCGCATTCTATATCGGCGTAAACTCCAAAAATTAACATAAAAAAAATTATAAGTTTTCCTGTCATCATTATTTCATATCATACTTTAAGTTTTAAGTTAAAAATTTTAGTATATGTCCACAAATATCTCTATTAATTTTCAATCTAAAATATAAAAAAGCATAACACATCATTTTTTCTTCCATTATTTTATTGGTAATACGAAATGAATTTGCTGACAACATGTCAAAATTTATTACCTTATTAACAGGTTTAAAAGTAAAATGTGGTATATCCTCTCTTTCCCAAATTTTTTCAAAATGTATATGAGCAATTCTCATCGCTTTTTCATGATTAACCCTTAACAAATAATATAGAAATTTATATATTTCGTCCAACGAAATACCGTAATTCCTCATTAAATATAAAATATTCAATTTTGAATAATGATGAGGGATATAAAGAATGCTACTTGCATTCGGATTTCCAAGCACCACCTGCATTTTCCATGATAGATTATCATTCATCGCAATATCTGACATTTTAATATTTTTGTGTCTTGTTACAATGTCCCAATTCCACATTCTATTCTTAAAATATTTCAAAATATCAATATTCAAATATGGGTTTGAACTCATTTCTCCAAAATTCCACAAAAGATATTTGTATTTTAGAAGAAAATCAAGTGTAATATTAATATTTCTTGATATTTCATTCATATTTAGTTTCGTGGTGAGTTTATTAAAATGAGGATAGTTTTCAAAAAAATTCCTCGTTATATTCGGATTTTGAGCCAATCCACTATGTGACCACCTGAATAAATGATATTTCAAAACAAAATTCAAATCTAATGATGGATTTTTCGATACATGATACATACTCCATTTTTTATCAGGATATTTCAACAAATGCTCACCCCTAAAGTTCAAATTCATTGATACAAAATCCCACCTTATATTATCCATTTCAGCTAGCTCCTCAATTGTAAATGAAGGATTCGCTGATAATAATACCCAATCCCACTTAAACTCCTTGTATTTATCAATGAAATCTAAAGTAAGCTTCATATACCTAGAAATATGAAAACTATTAAACAAATGCCTTTTTTTTTCATATTTAATAAACATTTCCATCGTAAAATTCTCATTTTCCGATATAGCCCTCCAATTCCATTTACCTTCAGGATAACGTTCAATTAAACGTTCTAACATATTATATTTGAAACAACTCATGTTCTGTCATGAAACAGTAATGAAAAATAAACAAAGTAATAAATAAATCATTTTTTTTCCTCAATACAACAAAATTGATTTTATTTTTATTTAAAAAAGTAGTTATATATTGAATAATATGTCTGAATTTGATGATATAAGTACCAGTAGTAGTGAATCTTTGGAAAATATTAGGAGGTTGGACACTCCTGATTATCCAGTAACGCCTCCATGCGAAGAAAACGAAGTTAATAAAGTGCCAACTATTATTTTAGTATCAGTTGAGTCTCCATTCAATGCATATTGGCCATGGATACTTTTGAGGAATATCCAATATGCTATTCAAGCAAACAAACATGCCGCTTATTTGGGTGATGTAACGTGGACTCCTCATATTTGTAATACACAATTTGTGAAGTGGGGATTTAATTCTTATATTGGAGATAGTGTTGGGGAATTAGCTAATAGATTGACAGGAAATCGTGTTGAGAAGTATGCGATTGGTAGAAAACAAACGTTAATTAATACAAATGCTATTAGGGCATCTCATGTTAATAAGATTGTTTGTTACAACGATTTCGGAATTAGTTCTGGGATGCAAGGTGCAATTGATACGGGAAAGGAAAATGGAGTTGAAGTTGAGTACCGAAAGTTGCCGGAAGATATGATGTCTGAGATTTTCGGACAATCTTTCAAATCCACTTTTATTCCAGTTTTGACTACACTTGTTAAATACGGATTACTCAGTTATGGGTTCTACCGTTTAATGATTGTTACTAATTCACCAACAGCGCGTATTGTGACAAAGGTCAAAAAATCGTCTCTAATGAGTAGTTTTGCTCGACAATTCCGAAAACTTTTTGGAAGAGTTGAGTAAATTTTAATTTTATAATACATTGATCAATCAAAACATTCTTTTTGTATTGAGTTCTTCTTCATCCTGTTTGTTTTTGCGTTTTCTCTTATCCACTCTATCCAAAGTTCCCTTTTTGTATAGTGAAAATTTGTTAAAAGACAAAACATAAAAATCTAAATCGAATTGATATTTCTCAATAAATTCTAATGTAATATTTGGATTTCTCGAAATAAGCATCCAACACCATGGAAAAACCTTATTGGCTTCAATATCTTCCATCTTAATTCCCACATTTTTAGAAAGTTCTGACCAATCAAATTTCGTCCCATCAGTCATATGACTTTTAACAAACCCAATGGTAATATTCGGATTAGACGAAACGGATTTCCAATTCCACGGTCTTTTTGGATTAGCTTCAATTATATCCATTGTAATATTCGGATTTCGCGACAAAGCACACCAATTCCACGAAATATCAGGAAATCTCACTACAAACTCCCACGTAACCGTTGGATTCGCTGATAGACCCCATGAATTCCACGGTAGATGGTAGTTTTCCTCGAACATATCAATTGTTAATTTAATGTTCTTGGAAATAGATACCCAATTAATGTCATGTTTATCCTTTAATTTTCTAATAGATTTCAGAGTTATATTTGGATTTTCTGAGAAATGAATCCAAGACCATTCCCTGTGTAAATTCTTAAAAATATAAGACGGTCTAACGTTTTTATTCGAAGAAATATGCCAGAAATTGGGGAAATTATCCCCATACTTCTCAATATCTCTCAAAGTCAAATTCGGATTCATACTAAAAAAATGCCAGAATTTATACTCTTCAACATTCAAATCCATATAATCCTTTGTCAACTTTAACAATTTCGGAATAAACAACGTTTTAGGTTTCAATTCAGATTCAATAACATCTTGAATTGAAACAATCCCATTGCGCAAAATATTTGGCCAACTCCAATGTTTATCAGGATACTTATCAATCAATGACAACTTGAAATGTTCATTTTGTGATAATCCCAACCCAAATGACCATCCCTCATCCGGATATTTTTCCAAAAGATATTCTAAAATATTCATATTTATTACAAGTCATAATGTAATGTTATAATAAAAAAATCAATTTTCTTTTGAAAATGTTGACCTCCTCGGGCGTTTACGAGTGACAACTTTCATTTTCTTTTTTCGGAGAGAAATGCCTTTCCAAAACCAATTCATATATTTATACTCATCAATTAAAGCATAAGGGAAATTTTCATTCATTGAAAGATGCGCCCAATTAACTTTATTGAAATAAACCATTTTAATAAAGTTATGTATGTAAAAACTCGGACTTAAATATGGGCTTCTACAAATAAAATCCCAATCCCAATCTTTGTCAAAATATTTTTCAATAATGTCTCCACTCAAACTAGGATTTCGTGACAATTCTTCAAAAGACCACTGTTTGTGAATATTTTGTTCCACAAACTCACTAAATTCACTTTTCGAAGCATTCAATGAATTTGAAGAAAGTCCATAAGATCCCCAATACCACCTTTTGTTCATATTTTTTTTAATAAAAGGAATAGTGAGATGTTTGTTTTTTGATAGATAATCATATGACCAATTAATTTTCGGGTTCTCATCGATATGTTTGAGAGGAATAATTGATGATAAAAAATCAATAAAATTATTATCTTCAATTTTATCTTTCGAAATATCACTCATCCTGAAATTTGGATCATGTACAATTACACACAAGTCATTCTTATACATATTCAAAAGAATCTTGTTATAATCTTTTGAAAAATAAATCACTTTTTTTAACAAAAAAAACTATTAGATGATAACAACCTAAACCGCAATCGGTCATGCCATTTATCAATAAACTCCATTGTAAGATTCGGATTTAAAGATAAATGATAAAAAGACCAAGATTTATTAGGATTCGCTTCTATTATTTTCAAAGTAATATTCGGATTTTTTGACATAACATCCCATTGCCACGACATATCCGCATCTGCCAAAATGTCATCCCAAGTTACATTTGGATGCGCCGAAATACTACCCCAATCCCAATCCTCATCTGGAAAACAATTAACCATATCCAAATTAAACCCCTTATTCTTCGACACCTCCCTAAAATCCCAATCCTTATCCTTATACCTCAACAATATATCTAAATTTAAATTGGGATTTTTCGATATATCAGACAATGACCACGGTTTATCTGGATTAGCTTTATATCATCCATTGTAATCCCTTCATTTCTTGATATATAATCCCAATGCCATATCTCCTCGGGTTTCGAATTAATAAATTCCATTGTTAAATTAGGATTTAATGACAGCATAAATATTCCAAACTTTATCCCATAACCTCTCAACATCATCCATTGTTACATTCGGGTTAGCAGAAACACCAACCCAATCCCAACGTAATTGTGGGTTTTCTTCGATAAACCATAAAGGAATCTTCGGATTCTTAGATAATTCGTACCAATTCCAACGTTTATGTGGATATTTTTTCAATAATTCTAAAATCATAATTATAAATTTGTGTCTTCAAACTTTTAAATTACCTTTCTTCTTCTGGAGTAAAACAAACTGATATTTCGTAACCATCATCTCCAAAAATTTCATCAAAAGAGTTTTCGTTTACATTTTCAAAATCCTTCAAATATTGTAAAGATAATTTATTAGAATCTGTACTTTCACCAATAATATATTCTCCAAGTTCATCCCTTGATTCTCTATATTCATGACAAGAAAGATCAAACTTTTCTAGAATATTATCAATGATCTCATTAATATATGTATACGTCCGATTTCCAAAGTTTACGGAACCGTCAAACACATAATCAAACCAATCGGATGTATCAGATTCATTTTTAATATCTTTAATAGTATCTTTGTAATATTCATATTTAGAATCTCCATACTTTTGTTGGACTTTTTCGATATACTCTTCATATGTGCCAAAAGAAAAATCAATATAATCTTCTAAAAATTCTTTTTTCAGAAAATCTTTATACGACATTGGTTTTTCATCACATTTCTCAACATATTCAACATATTTTTCTCTAGAATGGTTCTTCCTAAGTTTATACAAATCTTCTAGTGTATTATATTTCTTCATTTCATAAATATCAATCAAAATTTGATTGTCTTGGCGAATTTGTTTTACAATTGCTTCTTCAATTTCTTTATAGATTTCATAATTATGTTTCTTAATAAATTCAATAGCGTCATCTACATTACCAATATTTACACCAATATACATATTTATTTCAAATAAAATCATAAACCCACAAATTATAAAATCATTTTTTTAACCAATAAACGAGTTAATAAGTTGACTAGCAATATATCAATCTATAAGATTCATCAGCTTTTCTCTTGCGTTCAGCAACAATCTCTTTTTTAGCATCTTCTTTGATTTTAGTCAATAAATTCTCAGACAATATCACAAATCTTAATACCACTATTACGTGTGAGTTCTTTCCAATTAAATGGTTTATCCAAATTCTTCCTTACAATTCTAATTGTCATATTTGGATTTTTCGAAATCCCAATCTCTATCTGAATAAAGTTGCAAAAGTTTTTCAAGACAATTCATATTAAATCATTATAATACATAAACTCTAAAAGAAATAAAATTCATTTTTTTACAAATAAGAAATCCTACTACGTTTACGTAGACCATTAGAATGTGATTCAGCTTCACTTACTTTGTAAAAATCTTGTTGACACAAAAGTGTAAGTTTATTTCTTGAAAGCATACCAAAATCTATTCGTTCCTTATGATCCTTGATAAATTCATATGTAATATTCGGATTTAAACTAACACAAGACCAGTTCCACCTATATTGTGGATTATCAAGAATATCCTTCATCGTAATATTTTTCGCACTTGAAATACAATTCATAACACATTTATCATGAAGAGTAAGACGTTCTGTATTCCATTTCATAAAATCCATTGTAATATTGGGATTAAATCCCACAGAAGACCAAATCCAGATTGGATCATCAACATTACATTGAATATCCTCCATTGAGATACCCTCATTTTTTGAGATGGCGTACGCCAACCAATTTTTATTACTATTTAATATGACAAATTGGTAATTAATACTTGGATTGTAAGACATACACCAGAAATCCCAAGGAAGATCTGGATGGTCATTAACAACATCTGGTGTCATTATTGGATTCATCGAAATACGTGACCAATTCCAATCCTTTTTCGGAAATGCGATGATATGATCAATATTCAAATTTGGATTGCTTGATACACTGTTCCATTTCCATGGAAATTCTGGGTGACCCAAAATATCCTCGATCGTTATACCTTTATTTGCTGACAGGAATGTCCAATTCCAAGGTTTATCCAAGTTTTTTTTAACAAATCTAATGTTAATACTTGGATTTTGTGACAAAGATTGCCAACACCACCTCATTCTAGGATTCGCCATAACAAATTCAGGTGTAATCAATGGGTTTGCTGAAATTCCTTTCCATTCCCATTTTTCTTTTGGGTACATTCTGATAAGTGTAATTAAAGGATTACAATGTAATAGGTTATTCATGATGAACAAGTGGATCATGAATAATTTCAAAAAATAAAAATCAATTTTAATTATTAAATCATTAAAGCATTAAAGGCTAACTTCCCGAAATTCCCAGATAATATCCTTTGATATACGTTTCTTTTTTCTTTCAAGAATTCTGGATTTTACCTTATTGAATAATGTGAAACTGTTTCTGGAGAGTTTGTCAAAAGATATCAAATCGTATTTTATGCCTTTGTTATCTGTAAATCCACAATGATTTTCAATAAATTGAATTGTTATATTCGGATTTTCAGATATACCTTCATATTTCCATGGAAATGATGGACAATCTTTAATATCATTCATAGTGATATTTTCATTTCTCGATATTGCATACCAATCAAACAAATCAAATTTATCAATATTTTTTTGGATGAAATCAATTGTTATATTCGGATTACCCGATATAAGTTTCCAATCCCAATCCAAAGTCGGATTATCCTCTATTATATCCAATGTTATATTTGGGTTGTTTGAAAGATACCTTACACTTACACCTCTACCACTGAGATATTGTCTGTAAAAATCAAAAGTAACATTGTGATTACACCTAAATACAGTTTCCCATATCCAATATACATCACCTTTAATCCAACTTTCTTCTAAATCTTGTAAAGAAAATGTGGGATTTTTGGATAATGTATCGCTGAAAACATAACTGAACATTCTGGGATGTGTTTTATAAAATTCAAGTGTCATATTTGGATTCTCCATAAGAGATTTCCTATTCCATAAAAGGCTCTTATTTGCTGTAACTAGATCCAATGTAATGTATTTATTTTTTGATAACTCATTGTAATCCCATTTGAATAAATATTTCAAAATAATTACTTCATCAACATAGATATGTCGAGATAGAAGAGTCCAGTTCCAATCCTTATCTTTGTGTTTTTCTACAAATTCGATTGTAATATTTTCATTGGCTGATACGCCATTGTACCAATCCCAAGGTTTATTTGGGTTTTCCTCTATAATTTCCATTGTTATATTTGGGTTTCTTGAAATGAAAGTCCAATTCCATTTCCGTCTTTTGTACTTGTTTGTTAAATGTATCAAAATATTGGATTTCATATTTAGTATAACTAAAAAATATGTTAAGTTAAACTAGTGTAATATTATGTCAGATAAAGAAAAAATGAGTACAGATAGATGTATTGCAAGTTTTAATGTAAGATTCTGCTTTTTACGGAACTAAAAATTTTTATACTAAATCTACAAGAAATGATGTTATTAAAACATTATTTGATAATTTGCCAAGTGAAAGTATATATAAAAGTAAATGTCAAAGACTTTCAAATAGACTTGGAACTTTTTTTTAACCGATTATGATTAGATTCCAACACTCTTCTTTTTCCTATCTTTTCTTCTGGTTAAGGTTATTCTTTCTACTTTTTCTCTATTCTCATTCAAATAATCGGCTGCTTCTTTTCCTTTATCAATATTGCCAAAGAAATTGGCGAGTTGTTGTTGGAGACTTTTTTGACTGAGAGGTTTTTTATATTTACCGGTTTTACATCTTAATTTTCCACCATTTATATTGACATCTTCTACTTGATTTTTATTCATAAAATCTGTTATAAGTGGGGTTAATTCTTTTTTTATTAGATTGAATTTTTTGGTGGCTTCTCGTAATTTGCGTAGGTCGTCGTCAAGTTCAAGCCATTTTTTTACATTTTTTTTGAACTCTATAAAATCTGGATTTTGATCTGTGAAAATAATATTATCAGTATCCATTATTGTTATAAAATTAGATTTTACTGACTTGGAAACAAACACAAAAATTGATCATTAAAAATTCATGTTTAATATCAAACAACTATTAAACATGACTGACTACATTGGTTATTACGAGTATGCTAACGCTATTTATGACAAACAAAAAAACAACAGATTTATGAGAATGTTTTACGAACTTTACGGTTATCTAATATCTTTGGATGATATTGATAATATGATAATTAAGCCAAATTTGGACAACAATATTGTGGTTGAATATCTTATCCATATAAATGAATTTAATTCATTTTGTAAAAAAATCAGGGAAGAATTTGGAAATATTTCTACGTTTGAAATAATAGATGATATTTTTACCTTTATTGATTACATTCCTCATATGGATGATGTACTTTTTTGGATAATACGTTATGGTATGAAGATTACTAAAAAATGGATTCATGGTGATAAGAAAAATGGTATCATTTGTCTCAAACTTAGAGATGAAATATTTATTGGTGTAAAAGATAATCCAGAAACCAAATCAACAGATGAAATAAAAATTTTGGATTTTATTCATAAACATAATCTTCAAAAAGCAATTAAAAACAAAAAACGTAAACATATTTTGACACGCTTCGACAAAGTGATAAAAGCTGTCAGTTAAAGAAAGAAACAGAAGCGAATCTACATTTCTTGATCTTGAAACAAAATTATAAAATATTATATTTTAACATATTATTATGATTAAAATATAATTACTTTTAAAAGATAATTTTGAAAAAATGTGGAAAATTGTCATTTTTCGTGATTTTTTGTGATTTTTTATTTTTTATTTTAATTAATTTAATTAATTTTATAAAAAAAATGTCGAAAAAATCACGAAAAACGACAAAAAATGTCGAAAAAATGTCGAAAAAAATAGAAATTAATTCGAAATTAATTCATTTTTTCTCGTCTTGAAAAAAAATAGTTTTCAGAGGTTTTGAAAACTCTGAAAACTAGCAAAAATTAGCACCGAAAAAACCACCATACCGTGTGAAGTTTCAAAATACCATAACGTCGTTCAGAAAAAACACCATACCGTAACCCTTTTAAAAACCAATAACGTCGAAAACAGCCTAAAAATACCTTACCGTTAACGTGAAAAAAACTCTGAAAATTAGTTTTTTAGTTTTCACTAGTTTTGGAGTAATAGACGTCAAATCATGTCACAACGTTATAGTAAAAAAATCTAATAACGTATTTTCGACACTTTTCCATATAACGTCGGCTGTTTAAAAACGCATTTTTCTACCCAAAAACACTATTACGTTAATTTACATTTTTAAGGGATACGTTATAGGTAAAAAAGACAGTTTTTAACACCCTTAAATACTATACCGTTAACACACCTAAAAAACGGTATACGCTATTAGATTCAGAAAATGAAAAAAGTGTCCCTTTTGACCCAAAAATACCATAACGTTAACACGACGAAACCAACCATAACGTTGACGGTCTTTCGACGCGTTTTTTGGCTCCAAAATCCAATACCGTAAAAAAGACAAAATACCTCCGACGGTATTGTGGAAAAAGACAGTTTTTTTGGCCTAAAATCTAATACCGTTAAATGACATAAATACCTCCGACGGTATGGTGGAAAAAGACAGTTTTTTTCGGGCAAAATCTAATAACGTAAAATTGTAGTTTCGACCGTATACGCTATTAGATTTACCGACCGTCCAAAATCCAATACCGTCTCCGAAACTGCCCAATTTTCGATTTTTCATGAAAACAGTTTTGTTGCCAGATTTGTAATTTTTAATCTTTGTTGAAACTGTTTTAAAAAACACATAAAAATACAGGTAATTATTGTTTTTTCTAAAATGTGTAAAAATCGGAATTTTTTCTTTGGTGAAAAAAATTGGTCAGCAAGACTTTTTTTTAAAAAGCATAAAATAAAAAAAATCATTTCGCATTTTCAAAAAATGGAAGTTTTCACGATTTTCAAAAAATGATCAAGAACTCACTAAAAAAAGCTATATGACCTTTTCTAAAATGTTGTCATCAAGAAAATTATAATTATTAACTTTAAAAACAGGGGTATAAGGATAGGGTTTTTATGAATTACCACTTTTAAAAATCATCAAGAGAATTCGATTTTTCCGGTGCCGAAAAATCGCGTTTTCGATTTTGACAAAACGCGAAAAACGTTTTTTGAACCTGTAAACCCATTTTTCAACTTTTTCATTATTTAAAACAACAATATACCAAAGAAATATAAAAATCGCTAAAAAAATCATCAAGAACTGAAAAAAATGATCAAGAACGTGTAGCATTTAAAGCTATATCGCGTTTTCGTGTATATAGCTTCAAAAATCGCGTTTTTTCGAAAATGTGTTTTCACCTAATTATTGATAAAACATATATATACATGTATATACACAAATTACAACAAACTAAGTTAAAAGATAAAATATGAAAACATGGTCATAAAGATACGATAGAAATTGTCTTTCATTTTTCTGGAATTGAAAAAAATATCTAATATTAGGAATTTCAAAAACCTCGTGAGACATTTTATTTCCAATTTCGAAAAAAATAAATCCCTATACTTTTTCAAAAAAATATTGTCAAAAAAACAAGTTTACCATAAAAGTATACAATTTAAAGACATTATTATCAACATTTCTTTATAAATTATATCAAGAAATGTTTAGTTTATTCCGGAGTAAACAAATTTGTTGGCCTAAAGTTGGCTTTTTTTTTAGCACTTTGTACTAACAATACTTTTTTTCTAAAAAAGTATATATGGTATTGATTATTGGTTCGCATATGAATCGAAAGAGTAAGAATTATGATAGTATAACAGATGCAATTAAGGGTGAGAGTAAGATTGGGGGAAGTATTATTCAGATTTTTTTAGGGAGTAGTGTAAAAACAACTTTAACTGAAAAGTTCAGATTGACAGTTAAAGAGATAAAAGAGATTAAAGCTGCGAAAAAGAAGTACAATGTTAAAATAGTCGTTCATGGAGTACTCACCTTAAATATGTGTTCTCCGTTGGAACGTCGTTATCAATGGAATATTGATAATCTCGTTTATGATTTGGAACTAAATGAGAAGATTGGTGGTTTGGGAGTTGTTATTCATATGGGAACGCGTAAAACAAAAAACTTTGATCTCCCTTATAAAAAGGCTGAATCCAACTATGTAAAAAATGTTAAAGAGGCACTTAAGAGAACAAAAGGGATTAAGTCTAAAGTTATTCTTGAGACATCTTGTAATCAACCGAATAAGATAGGTGGGACTTTGCAATTGTTTGCGCAACTTTATAAGAAATTCACCCCAAAAGTCAGGGAGAGAATTGGTATTTGTGTTGATACTGCACATATTTTCGCGGCAGGTTATAATATACATGAGGAGAGTGGTATGATGAAATATTGGGATGATTTTGATAATTTGATTGGTATAGAGAATTGTACATTGATTCACTTAAATGATTCCAAAGCGGATTGTTGTTCTTGTGTGGACCGGCATGAAACAATTGGAAAAGGGAATATATTCAAGGACACTGCATCTTTGAAAGTAATTGTTGATATTGCACAATCAGATAGTATTCCGATGGTTTTGGAAACAAAAGCTGATCATTTCAAAGAAGAGATTAAACTTATTAAGAAAGTTGCTTCTTCTTTTGTGAAAAGAAAAAAGCAAACAGGAGGTGTTGATTCTAAGGATAAGGATCATAAACAAAATATTATAGATATTTTTGAGCAGATGTATGAGTTTCATTCCAAACTTGGTAATGAAGGGAATAACAAAACTCCTTTTAGAGCAATGGGTTATAGAAAGGCTCTTAATGGACTCAAAGCATATAATGGACAAATTCATAAAGTGACTGATGCGAAAGGAATAAGTGGAATTGGGGCTAAATTCGAAGAGAAAATTGGAGAGATTATTAAAACAGGAACTCTTTCAACTCTCGAGGAAATCAAAAAAGATCCAAAAATAAAAGCCAAACAAGAATTTCAAGAAATTATGGGGATTGGACCGAAGTTTGCACAAGAACTTGTTAATAAACACAATATAAAAACTATCAAGGAATTGAAAGCTGCATATAAAAATGGAAAAATCAAATTAAACCATGATCAGTTACAGGGCATTAAATACAAAAATCAGCTAAAAAAACGCATACCAAGGAGTGAACTTGAAAAATGGCGAGACACAATTCAAAAAGAGCTTGAAAATCAAAAAATCCCGATTACGGCGTGTTTAGTTGGGTCATATATTTTGGGTAAAAAAGATTCTGGGGATATAGATATTATGGTTTTTCCTACTTCTGGGTCTGGTTCAAAATGGAAAAATAAACAGAAGTATATTGATATATTTTTGGATTCTTTCAAAAAGTATATTGTTTATATGATTAGTAGGGGGCAAAGTAAGATTATGATGTTGATTAAACAAAATAAAAAGGGTGCAATTGTTAGGCATATGGATTTGGTTTTTATAGAGAAGGATGAAGTTCCGTGGTGGTTATTGTATTTTGGATCTGATGTGACTTTTTCTAGGAAGATTCGTGCGTTTGCGTCGAAGAAGGGATATAAATTGAATGAGAAGGGTTTGTTTAGGAAGTTGAAAAATGGTAAGTTTAAAAGAGTTGATTTCGATCCGAAAACAGAAGAGGAGATATTTGAATATTTAGGTCTTGATTATATTGAACCCCAAAATAGATTAACAACAACAAAACTATAATCTATATGATAAATATAAATAGTAAAGAAGTTTGGATTGTTTGATGCAATGGCTTTAGGAAAAATAGGTAATGTTTTAATGCCTAATGAAACAAATAAAAAAAAAAGAAAAGAAATAATAAAAGATTATTACACCTATTTTATAATAAATGGGACAATTTTTATGTAAGTTTTTTAATATAAGAATTTGCTTGTAAATATAAATATTTAAAATAATTTTGAAGATTTTCTTTTTTTACACAATCTTTTAATATTATTTTAATTATTTTTATAATTTCATCATATGTTTGAGG